GTACGTCGTAATCGCAGCCTCCTCATATCCCGCTATGCGTAAACGCATAGCGATGTCTGAGAGAGACTGCAGTCCCGTAACGTGTTCAGCATCAATCGTGGTCTTCCAACGAACTGGACTGACATCAACGCCTTTAAAAGCATCGATGCCGCAGGATTCGCGAAAGGCCCCTCGCCAATAGGTTTTTGATCTATTGACGAGCAATCCAAATGATTCTAGGTCGTCAATGACGGCTTCGGCACATTTGGATGGGATAATGATGTCATCACCGAACACAAAGACAGCACCGGGTTGATGAAACCCTTGGCGCTGCAATGATGATACACATATGGCCCAGAAGACTAGACTCTGTACTGGAAACGTAGTTGCGTTCCCCATAGGAGCGTAGCTATAGATATCACCAGTCAAGTCTCGTAAGAGACCCAACTGAGGGATTCTAAACTTCTGAGCTCGACAGCTCCCGAAGTACTTGTAAAACCTCCCAAAGAGGATTTGAACAAGAGGCTCCGAGATACGGTCAGATGCTTCCTTCATGTCTAAAGTTGCATAACGCAACGATTTACTTGAAAGGAGAGCAATCTTTCCGTTCACCGACTGATCATCAAAATGGATATGGCCGTGAGGCCATGGCCCATAAGATGTCCTAGGGCGGGAAATCACCCGCTCTAGCTCCAAACGCAAACCCTGTTGAATCCAGATGGCTTCAGCAGGGTGCACACAGATGAGGCGAGGACCACGACTGTCTTTTGGGACAGCTATGAGCTTAGCCTCAATGTGAGACCCGAAAGTCAGATCATCCCAACGTGCTAGGTGATCTCTGTTTTGATACAGAGAGAACCAATCACTATAAGGATAAACTGATTCTATCGTGTCGAATCGGTGCTGCCACTCGTCTTTCGACGTGGTGACGGCTCCGGGCCCGTGTCCTGGGCATATGCCGAGGGGACGGAACCCGAATAAAACCGATTGAACGTGTTTGCGAGTTCTATCAAGAAGCGAAGGACTGACTCTTGCGAGATCAGCCCCGAACCTCCCAACAGAAGAATTAGTATCCAGGAAACCCTGGAACGCTTTTTCAGTCGTTTGCGTGTCATGTGTAACTAAGGCCTTATAGCAGAACAGAAGAAGTTGTCGCAGATATCGCATTTTGTATGGATCACTAAGTGATCCAGATGCGAGTCGCTGCAACCCATCCGGGAAACGTGATAGCTCAAGGATCTCTCCTTGTTCGACCACGTTTCCAAGGATATACTTCTCTAGCTTAGGCGCCTCGTTCAGGCACCATTGTAGGCCAACATAAGATCCTCGTATTTCAGAGTACCCTGTGAGGTTTGCTACATCCGCTAGCAGGCTTGTGTATGTATGTTCTATAGCATGCATATATAGATTACCATTAAGCCTCTCTGTCATGACTTATTGTTAAGAAACAATATTGAGCTATGCTCAACACTGAGTCATGGTTACTCCACGCTGAACCAGAAGTAAGTTACTTCTCGTTGTTCAACGTTTTCGCAATGAGATCCGCATTAGCAACTCCCGCCTTGAAGGTCGCGACTAAAACGTCGAGATCAGCCTGGACAGCAGTTGATGGTACGGCGATGACTAAATAAGCCGATTGAACAATCGGAATCAGATTAGCATCAATATCAGTGCGATCAAATCGTATGGTATAACGACGACCCGAGACTTTCGTCTTGGAATCGACATAATCCTGCGACTTGATGATCAAATCATCTGGCTCATTAATGCCACGAGTAGTTGATCGGCGAAGCGATTCATCCTTCGTATCGAAGGACTTTTTGAACG